GAATGACTAGGTTTTCTTAACTTGGTGTAACTCTCGACCAGGGGACCCCCCACAAAAGTGGGGGGTCATATATTTGCCCGTCTACTTGCGGGACTTAACTCGAACCCGTTTCTTCGCCATGATTTTGGCGGGACGGGCTGAACTAGACCTAGTGCGCACTACAAGCTTAGGCTGGGGTTGAGGTTGTGGGACTGTGGTCGGAGCACGCTCAGGTGGCGCTGTACGAACAACAGAGACTTCCGAACTCCGTGGAGGGTCAGCGCCAACCAAGTAATCCACTCCTGACTTAATCGTAGGCCACAGCCTTTTCGCTATGTTAGCTAGCAATGGTAAAATCAAACCTAAAGCATTGTACGATGCTGGATAAGCATCGTCAAGCTCTAAAGCAATAGCGTAATACGCTTCTAGAGCACGAGGGTCGTACGCACAAGCGGCTTTGCAAAAGACTCGGTCGATACTTGTCGGTCTGGGCATTATCTCTAAGCCCACCAACAACTTAACCTGCACAGAAGCGGCGAAACCTCCGCCACCCCCGCCGCCGGCCAAACCTCGCCAAATCTGCACGCCGCAGTTCATATTATCGAACCCTGTGTTCGTAATGACTGGTAAAGAATTCGAATTGACTGCTGCGTTCACCCATGGAATACCAACAGGCGCGCCAGTGTCATTCCGACACACAATCGGGACCTTCGGCCATTGCATCGTCATATAATCGTACGTCGGTGACAGGCATAAAGCTCCTAGGCCAATTGACCCAGGATCAGTCAGGCCTGCCATCAACGGTGTTTGTTCCGTCACGCGAGCATAGCTCTGGGATGGCCCGGTCATGCGATGGGGCATGTAGACCCCTTTCTTTGCCGGCCCAATATAACATTCTGGTGCTGACAGCGTCATGTCTGCCTCATTAAATGGCAACCACGTGACTTCTGATGCTGCTACGCACAAATTCGGCGGAATAGGGGCGGCTGAAATCACAGTCATCGCATGAGATATTGGCTGCCACGGGTACTGCGCGGCATAAATCGTGCCTTGGTTGTTGATGTCGGCTGCTACTAGCTCCGCAGTGATCGACTTGTAAGTATGCCTGAAAGACCAGGCCTTAGAAGAAGGAGCGACCACCGTGTAAACCCCTGCAGCAAATGGTGACATCGTAGGAAGAATACTCATTAACTGGACTTGCCCCGTGGATAACACGTCCGTCGTCG